TTACCTTGATTAGACCTTGCATATACTTTGTATCTTACCTCACTTGTTGAATTATGCGTAGTATCTATTGTTTCTGCAATCAATGGTGCTTGTGTTCTGTCAGTTCCAAATACAGATCCTATTCCATAATCTCCAGAGTTTGTTAAAGCACTATAGCTCGAACCTCCATCTGTGCTTCTATATATTGTATAAGCCACCAGATGAGGGGAATTTTGATTTGTACTTATAGATGATGCAAATCTAACATTTATGTGACTATTGGCAAATTTGGGTGTTATTCGTGCTTCTAAAGCAGACGCAACATAACTTGTACTTGCACTTTGCAATCTAAAAGCAACTTGATTTGTAGCTTGAAAATCTGCAACTTTAGTTACCTGCACAACATATTTGGCTACACCATCTGCTGTCTGTCCTCGTAAGTTGTCTACTCTTAATGTACTCATTTTGGTTCCTCTGGGAAATCAGATTCATCTATTCTTGGACTATTAGGCAAAAACTTAGGTGTAACTGTTTTTGTTAAATCCCTAAGAGCTTGTCTATATGTTGCCCATTCTTTTTTCTTTTCCTCAGACAGAGGACTGTCATTAGCTTGCGTCCAATCACTCTTTGCCAATTTTACGTTTCGTATTTGTCTAAAATGTTTTGTTGCTATTGACATATTATTATCCTATTAAATATCCGTGCCAACTAGAATGATACCCATAAACATCTTCTACTACCTTAACTTCTACATATTGTGACGCAGTTAGTTGAACTGACATAGAAAAATTCAAGGAGTTATCTGGATACCCAGTATCAGCATTTTGATATATCATAAAATTATTATGGATGTGAGAGCCATCAGCATAGAGAAGAGCGTAATGAACAGCATCGCCAGTATTGTTCATATACAATGAAACATTAAATTGATATAAACCAGTCACAGGAACAGTAAATCTTCCAGTAGAAGCATCATAGTGACTACCTACGTTTGATATTACTTCTACAGCTTGATTGGATGTTTTAAAATATGTAGCTACAGATGACCCATGATCAACCCAACCTCCATTACCCTTTACAAAAAAACTTGGTCTAGCAGGCGTTAGTATTTGCGAACCAGATACTGTTAAATTTTGTGAAACAGTTGTATTACCACTGCTATCAATAGTCTGAGCCGTAGTATTATTCGTATGTTTTATATTCTGTACTAGAAGGTTGCTCATATGATTGCTAGATTACCTCCAGAGTTTACTGTGATGGTAATCCCAGAAGATACGGTCAAAGGTCCTGTTGCTGTAGCATTCTCTGTTGCTTCTATCGTTGTGTTAACATCTACAGTTTGTGAGTTGACTCTAAACATACCGCCATTCTTGAAATTGCCTTTGTTTTGAACAGGTATAGTTGTACTTACATCAGTTGCACCAAGATAAATAACAAAGATGTTCCCTGTGCCACTTGATGGTGCTTCTGAAAATGTTAAACTTGTTCCATTAGGAACTGTAAAAGAATCCACACTTGCAGGTCTTGATGAAAAACTAGAACCAACTTGATTACCTATATGTGGCATTACGTCTCCTACGTACTAATTGCATCAACCGCAGACACCCAAACGTCTGCACTACTTGCTGTGTTACTTTTTACCTTAAGTACATCATTGTTTTGTAGCACAATTTTTGCACCCCCGTCTAATACTTGTAACGCTGAACCTGCAGGTATTGGCGCATTCTTTACGATATAAAAGTCATTAGATTGATCGTTAATAAATACATCTACAGTTATTTGACTTGTTGTAACATTAGCTACATTAATCCCTACAATAGCGTCATCTGAGTTTGCTGTGCGTAGAGTTACAGCACTTGTACCTACATTTCGCTGTTTGTCTCTTTCAAAATCTTGTGCCATTCAACCTCCTCTACAATGCGATCGCCATTGCGGTAGCAAAACCCTTAGTCGCTGACCCTATATCATCAGCGACTTCTGATGCACTTCTGCCCTCAATGCTCGTTCCATTCACTCGTAGAAAGTCATCATCAGCAACTCCACTAGTCGCGACTAAAACATTTCCATTTGATATGCCCGTGGCTAATCCTAAAGTTGTTCTAGCTGCAGCTGCGTCTGCGTCGTCAATTAAAGAAGCACCAAACGTGCTGATTGTACTTGTTTCAACTTTATCCGAGTTAAGATTTGTAAAGTTTGCATCTACTTCATTGTTAGTTAGGGGCGAACCTTTGCCCGATCTTGTTACAATAGTAGCCATGATTTACCCCTTTCCTATTAACTTGCTGACAGTGTTATTGTCCAAGTCACAGACATTGTATCATCAGCGGCTTTATTAACAACACTAAATACAGTTCGGCAAAGCATGTCACCACCAGAAGATGCGTTAAATATGCCTGCTTCAGTCACTGCACCAGTCGCATCACCTGCTTCAAAAGCAGATACATAAACAACTTTTTCGTTGTTTGACCCTGAAATTGTTGTGCTATCAAGTGCTTCTCTTGCTCCCAATAAAGTTACTAGGTCAGTCTGAGAAGCTGCTGCGGCTGTTGTTCCAGAGCCCAACCCCATATGTGACATGACGCTTTTAGAGGCATCTTTCATACGGGAGGCTATGTACTCCAAGCCTTTGTTGACGACAAGGTTTTTTACTTCCCTCTCATCTTTAACGTTTCCGGCCTTGTCCTTTAGGACGATGTTAAGCTGACCGGAGAGCTTTAAATTTTCATTTATCATAACGATCTCCTAAAAGGTTCGGGAAGCGCCGACATAAGCCTCCTGAAAGTATGTGAAGTCACAATAACCCTGACTTCTTAAAGACCCCGCGTCGGTCATCGAGGCCGTATTTGATGGTCGTTTTCCAAAATCCAAAACGTCTCCATCGGTCACTCCGAAACTATCGGCAAATGCTCTGTTAAAAGTAGTCGCTATCGCAATAACTTCTGAAACAGTTGCAACGTTTGTTGTAATCTTTACGAACTGCATTTCTTGGTCGTCTAATATTGAGGCTTCACCATCGACGTCGTCTGTTGCATCAACACTGTTAGCAAGTGCTTTTGTAAGAGCTCTAGCAGTAATTGCATCTGTAAGAGCAGGCGTTTCACTCAAACCTTTACCCGCTGAAGGTCTTAGAACATCAGTTATTCCGGGCGTTTCACTAAAAGGCTTACTTACCCCAAGAATAGCTGCGTCCTCAGCAACTGAAAAACTATCTGCAAATGATTTAGGAAGGGCTTTAGAAATTGATTCTGCGACAGCAGCTGCGTCTCCAAGTGGTTTTCCATAAGACATAATATTTGCTTCAGCTACACCAATGGTTTCAGATAGTCCTTTGTTAAAAGCCAAAACCGCATCTTCTGCCAGAGCAGTACTATCAGTAAGTGTTTTAAAGAAGTGTAGTAGCGCACCATCAGCCCCGCCAACACCATCAGCCGCATTTACTGCATTGCCAAACTCTGAAAATATTGCAAACATTCCTTGTTCTGCTTTCATCTTCATTTTAGCAATTTGCACAGGCGTCATCTTAGTTTTAAGCTGAGTAAAAGCTGCGTTAAGAGCGTTTAGAAATACTGCTGATTTTAGCTTCATGCAAAATCCTCTCGTATTCTAAATTTAAGAATTTCAAAAATTGTTTCTCGTAACCCTGTAGACCTAACAATCTCTATTTCGCCTTCGTACGTGCCCGGCTCTTGGTTTAAGTCATTAGTCTGCCACTGAACAACAGCAACACCTGTGTTAGCAGTGCCCGGATTTATATATGCTTGCCGAGAAAATAGTACTGTAGACTCTCCAGCAGCTCTAAAATGAAGTGTAACTGTTGCACCTGTTAAATCAGAAGCTGTGTTGGTATCTTCATCCGTAAAACTTAATTTTATTTGTGGGCCTGTGTCACCTTGAACATAATTGAATGAAGTACTCATTAGTATGCCACCCTCTTTGTTGCACTACCAGTAAAATTTGGGCCGCGAACACGTGTTCCAACACGACGATAATCTCGTCGTTTTGCAGCGTCTGCGTCCTTCTTAAACTCTGTCTGATAGTAGATTGACAGCTCTGGACTTGTCCATTCTTTGTTTGGTATTGAAGTCAACATACCAATAGCTCCATAAGCAATACAACGACCATAAGTTTGGTAAATCCAATCTTCTATACCTGTTGCCGTAAGTTTTGTTTTTAAGACGCCAGTGCCTGTAAACTCATACTTTTTATCAGGAGTAGGATAAAATTTTATAGAAGCATCTTGGTATATTGCGTAATACTTAGGACACCCTTTTTCATTAAACGCAGTAGTAGTTAAATGTCTGTCTGTAATACGAGGAATACATCTACCATCAAGCACTATTTCATAGATATTTTCTAATACGGCTTCGTTAGACGGTAAAAATATAGCATAATCTGCAACGTTTTTAACTGCAAAATCTTTTTCTATATCAAAACGCCATATTTCACTGCGCTGAAGAAACTTTGCTGCAGCTTCTTGCAAGTGAGATTCCATAACAATCTCGGGACACCCCGGAACATAAGGTTGTATATAAGGGTAAAGTTGATCCCATAAAACCGTTGCCATTACGCTACTGCCCTCCCTGTTGTTGGTGTAACAGCTGCATCTGCCTGTGTTTTAACACCAATTGCAGCATTGAAAGCCTGATACGAAGCGGCAGCACGAGCTTCGTTTGCTCCATATTCTGCGTCCTTTGAGTAAGCACGATATAGTATCCAATCTGTAATTGGGCTTAAGTATATATCATCGAGTTTTATAACTTCAGCACTGCCCGTAATTGGATCTAAATCAGACGCAGATAAACTATGTGCCCCCGGAGCATCAGTATAAATAACTTCTAACTGCGCCGAAGAAGTAGCCGGAGGATATACATAAAACTCTTTTGGTATTCTAGGATCGTACGTGTAATGCTGTATGTTATCTGTCTGTGTCTCAGTATGCCAGCTGGGACGCTGATCATCTAGGACAGCTCGATCAACAACTCTAACCACTTTTTTAAGTGACCCAGTTTTAACATTTCGAGTTATGTCAAGCAAACGTAGGGCTGAAGGAAATCCCCCGCTTGATGCAGTTAACTCTTGTTTTGTCCCAGCTGCACATGTAAATGTTGCACATTTTGCGTTTGCATCAGGTCTTAAAAGAACAATGCTTAAGTAAGACTCGTTTAGCCAACTCTGAAGTTCTACACGAGGCCAACGTACGCCCGTATCTTGTAAGATAGATTCAACACGTGAAATTATATCTATTACTTTAAATGTCGCCATCTTCCCAAGCTTCATTTATATCAGGCGTAGAGGGATCATCTGCTTTTAGAGTTCCGTCTGTATTACGAGCTCGTATTCTTTTTTCAGGTTTAGAGTCTTGATTAGCCTCTGCTAACTCTAAGCCTTTTTCGTTTAGTTTAAACTCGTTATCTACAATGCCTCCAACCTCAACAGGTTCGCCATCAATTATAACTATTGCTTTATTACTAACTATTTCGCCATTAAGTTTTTTAAGTAGTTGGTATACATCCATCACAAATCTCCAATAAAAGTAGGGGGCCGTGAGGCCCCCCTTTGTTGTTAGGAAGGATCACCTACTAACGCAGTAACTAAAGCTTCATTTTTAAGAACTTTTCGGCCATATACCGCTAGTCCTCTAACTTTGTCACCAAAGTCAGTTTGATTACGAAGCTGTTCAGTTTTACTGATTTGCGAAGCAAATGAACAAGCAGCTTGAGTCCCTGCTACCATCATTCGTCTAGGTTTAGCATTAGAAAGTGATGAACCAGCTGATGTTGCTGTTAAACCATTGACAAGGGCCTTACTAGTTGTCCCTTTTGGAAGAAGGTTAGACACATAAACAGTAAACCTGTCTAGCATACCAACTTTACCTGTTCTGATGGTGCTAGCTGCATCACCAGTAAAGTAAGCTTGTGCAATATCAGTCTGCATAAGAAGATGACGATCCTGCGGACTCATAATTAACCAACGACCGTCCTCTGGAACGCTCTGCTCATCAAGAGCAGCAGACATTTTAAGGATAGTGTTTAGCACATTTTTTGGAGTTGCCTGATCAATCGGCGCAGTATCTGACCCTAAGTTATAAGCTCCTGATTTTGCACCTGCAGTAGTACCTTTGTTCGCTGCTGCTGCACCTTCGGTTACAAAGTATTGAAAAAATACTTCGTTCTCGATTGCAATTTTAAGTTGTTTTGCAGCGTCCTCGGTAAACATGTTCATAAGATCCATGTCGGCTTGATAAGCAAGCACATCATTAACCTGAACACTAAAGTATTTACCTTGGTTGATTTGCATATCAACGGTAATAGGTGTTGGAACCTCATCACTCAGTGTCATACCAGCACCAGTGTAATCATTGATAGTGATTGATGGGGCAGTACGAATTGTGATTGTGTCACCCTGATTTTGAATTTCGCCTTCCCAATCAGTGTTAGCGATTTCAGTCATCATGGTGTTCGCATAGAATTTTGCATTCAGCTTCTGCGACCAAAGCTGAGGAAT